GAAAGTCGTACTATACTGTAATAGCATTTAAAGATGGTTTTAATGCTATAGTATATGATAATGTTACTGCTAGTGGCCCTACTCCTATAGTTGTACAAATTCCTCCTAGACCAGAGGACAATATTACTGGATGGACACCCGCACAAGTTACAACATACTTATGGTTAGATGCAAACGATACAGACACATTAACTTTAGACGGGTATAGTGTTGGTGAGTGGCGAGATAAGTCCAATAATCATTTTATTATGCGTCAATCAACTCCAACAAGTAAACCAACAGTATCTACATATAATGGTAGACCTATTTTGTCTTTAGATGGTGGTGATACATTGTCATCTACTGTGGCATTCCCATTGACAGGAGACCCAGCACTTACAGTATTTATTGTATATAAAAAGACATCTTTAGATAATGGTAATGCTTATGGGTGGGGAAGTTCACAAACAGGTGGTTCTTTTGGCCTGTACGACTCTGGTGTTGGTACAGCCCAGTATGCTTTTTATTCAGCTTCTTATATGACTTCAGATGTAACTACTAATGCTTTGAATATAGCTTGTGTTACTAAATCGGCATCTGCCGGACCAATGTTTGCTTATAGAAATAGTGTATTTTGTGGTACTAACTATACACAACCCAGTGCCAATATAGCTTCTAATGTTTTTGTGGTAGGTAGATGGGCACAGTATGGCACAGCAATGATTGGCTCAATAGCAGAAATTATAGTATTTAATTATACTGTAACTAATCCTGATAGATTTAAATTGGAAGGTTACTTGGCTAATAAATGGGACCTTTTAGGCAGTCTTCCCTCAACACATCCTTTTAAATCTGGTATCATATTAAATTATGTTTCTAAATTTCCTCCAACTTTTTTAAGTACATATTTTAGAAGTACTTCTAATTATAGTTCTGCTTATTTAGTACAATTTGCTTTTGATAATACAAAACCTTTAGTGGGACATTTTAATGACAACGTTTGGCTTAGTTCTTCTAATGCTGTACCCCAAAAACTATGTGTAGACCATGTAACAACTTTTGTACCAAGAAGAATATACGTAGATAATTTACATCATTTTGGTGACTCTCAAGGACATGCCCTTTATGGTATAAAAACATTAGAAATATATGGATCTAATAGTGCAGCTGCTTTTGATAATGCTGCTGCACCTAATGACCTTTCAAATTTAACATTAATAAAAACTATAACATTACGTGCTCACATAACTCAAGATATGCCCGATCCACAAATATTTGATATAGACTGTGATGTATATTATAGATATATTGTTTATAGAATTACAGAAGCTCTAAGCACAGGATTGGCTTATTATGGTGTTAGGCATATAGAAATACAAGGCATTGACTAATCTAATTATTAACGTGCTTAAAAATTAACTATTTACAAATATTAATATATGTGTTATAGTATATACAGTTTTAATTTATACTTACTAAAATGTTTTAAAAGGAGATTTTATGAATTTATCTTACGTAATTGAAGGGGATAGTCCTAAAGAAGAAAGAAGTTATGAGATTTTTAGTAGATTATTAAAAGATAGGATTGTTTATATTCAAGGTAATTTTAATGATGAAATGGCTAACAACGTGGTAGCTCAACTACTTTATTTAAGTTCTCAGGATTCTGAGAAAGATATCAATATGTATATTAATAGTCCTGGTGGTGGTATTACTTCTATGTATGCTATTTTTGATGTTATGAATTATGTCAAACCAGATATTTGTACAGTTGGTATTGGGCAGAATTGTTCAGCTGGTAGTTTTATTTTAGCCGCCGGTACGAAAGGTAAAAGGTCTGTTCTACCTAACACAGAAATTATGATTCACGAATTTTCTGGTGGAACTCAAGGCAAAGCTGGTGATATTTTTAATGAAGTAGAACGATTGAAAAAACTTCATGATAAAATGGCAAAACAATATGTTACTATGACAGGACAATCTATAACTAAAATTAAAAAAGATATGCAAAGAGATTACTGGCTAACTGCAGACGAAGCTGTAGCTTATGGTTTAGTAGATAAAATTGTGTGAGGATAACAAAATGGACTTAACAAACGCTGTTATACTGATAAAAAGTTATGAGGGTATCTTAGACGGAGATCCTAGTACTGTAAATTTAGATCCCTATTTATGTCCTGCTGGTTATTGGACCATAGGTTGGGGCCATGTTGTTTTGGATAGGAAAGGAAATCAAATTAAGGGTATTGAAAATAAGAAATTAGCCTATTCAATTTATCCCAAAGGCATCACTATGGCCGAGGCTGAAGTTCTTTTGAGAGACGATTTAAGAAGATTTACATATGGTGTAACTACTTTAGTAAAAGTGTCTTTAACTAACAATCAATTATGTGCTTTAATAAGTTTTTCTTTTAATGTAGGTTTAAATGCCTTAAAGAACTCAACATTATTAAAATTAGTTAATTCTGAAAAATTTAAAGAAGTACCCGATCAGTTCAGAAAATGGAATAAATCTAAAGGTAAAGTTTTAGCTGGTTTAGTTAAAAGAAGAGAAGCTGAGATTAATGTTTGGAAATATTAATCTAACTGCAGTAAATTAACATAGTGTTGTTTTTACTTTTTATAAAAATTTTTTAGGAGTTAAGTTATGGGAGATAGAGTTACTGGTTTTGTTAAATGGTTTAGTAATGATAGAGGTTATGGGTTCGCTGTAGTTGATGAAGACAAAAAAGAACAGGAATATTTTTTACATTTTTCAGTAATTAATATGGATGGTTATAAGACTTTAAAAGCTAAGCAACGTATATCTTTTATTTTAAAAGATACAGAAAAAGGCATTCAAGCCACAGAAGTTGTTTTATTGTAATGTTCTTAAGTGAAATAGTTTTAAGGAAACGTTATTTGGAGTATAAGTTACAAACGGTAGATGCATATATAAACAATCTTAGTAACACTACTTCAAATAATGCTTCAGATTTATTAACTAATGCTATTAGTTATAAATTTGAATTATTAAGTAAAATAAGAAGTCACAATATACTTATTTGTAATTTAAACAAAGAAACATTTATAAATGTAAGTGGCGTAGAGCTAAGTGTTTTTGAAGCTATGTATTTGTTAAAAACTTTAGAAAGTAAATTAGAAACTTTTACAAACCTTATAAAATCAGAAGCAGCTGCTTCTATAGATATAGTAGCTGTATTTAGTAAAAATGATTCTTTATTTGACGAATATCAGAATATTTATTTAACAGTATTACAAAGTGACTTAATTACTAAATGGGAAGGTTAATATGCTTTATGTTTTTTCAGGAAAGGCTAGGTCAGGTAAGGATACAGCAGTTAATATACTAAAAAATATTATAATAAAAAACGGTTTTACAGTTTTAACTATTGCATATGCAGATTTTTTAAAAGAGATATTAAGTAAATGTTTTAATTTATCCGATGAGCATTTATATGGTACTAAGAAAGAACAGCCTGTGGAATGGTTACCTAGAGATACAGGTGCATTACTTCAAAATAACATTTGTTGGACACCTAGAGAATTACTACAATATTTAGGTACTGATGTTATGCGAAGTATAGACCCTAACTGCTGGGTTAATGTAGTTAAAAATTATGTTGAAACATATAGTAATTATGATTTTATATTAATTTCAGATGGTAGATTTGTTAATGAGTTAGAGTGGGTTGTTGATCGTGGAGGTGTGCATATCCATATTGAACGTGATATAAGGGATTTTAGTAATAATAGTACACATATATCAGAAACATCTTTAGATAATACAACACATTTTGATACAACATTTGTAGTACAAAATGATAATACTTTAGAAGATTTATATTTTAAACTTGAAAACATTTGGAGGAAAAATTTATGGTAGCAACTAATCATATGTTTGAATTTAGTTCAGACGAAATTAAAAGTGTTAGTATTTATAAAAGTTCTGGAGAATATAATTATGCTTCAGTGACTTTGAAAAGAGGTCAAGCTTATATTAATATTAATTATGAATGGCAGGGTGATGTAACACCTGATTTTGTTATGGACATGGTAGCTTATTTTGGTCCAAGTAAAGTAACAGCTAGTATAGAAGATCAAGACCTTATTGAATTTCATAAACGTTTAGCTGAGAGTAAATAAAATGCCAGGTTCTATTGATGATTTTAGATTTCCAAGATTTATTAGGTATAAAGAAAATAAACCTTTTATAGAAGATGCTAAAGCTAAATTTATGGATGGTACTTCTTTTAATGGTCTTAGACGTTTTCAAAATGAAGAGTTTCCACAAGCAGGTTATAATTCTTCTGCTAATTTGTCATCAATTAGAAAAATAAATTTGGATAAAGACGACTTTACACTTCCTCCTACAGTTTAAGTGTAATATGTAATTATAGTAATTACACTACGTTATACACTTAGTGTAATTACTTATATCTTATTTTGTAATTATAAAGGAGTTGAACTTATGGAATTATCTCCAAGTAAAAAACTTGAAATTTTTAAATCAGAATTGTCTCTAATTTTTAATCCAGCTATTAGAAACTTTACTGAAGTATGTGTTATGATGGCCCCAGATTATATTTTTTATGCTGCTCCGGCTTCTACCTCTGGTAAATATCATCCTATTGATGAATTGTCAGGTTTTGGTACAGTTATACATACTAAAAGAGTTGTTACAGTTGCATACGAATTAAGCAGAGGTTTGGGTTGCGAACAAAATAGAGACCAAGTAATAGCTGCGTGTATATTACATGATTTAAGAAAACAGGGTGTAGAGCCTTCAGGTCATACTGTTAAATGGCATCCTGATTTAGGCGCTAAATTAGTTGAGGAAGTATACGCAGATTTAAAGTTAATTCCTGTTGCAGATTTTGAAATGATTAGAAATTGTGTAGGTTATCATTATGGCCCATGGAGTATAAAGCCTTGGTCTAAGTCTTTAAATAATTATTCATCTGAAGAGATGTGTGTATATCTATCTGATTATATAGCAAGTAAAAAATCTCTCACTGTAAAACAAGAGGATAGATTTGATGGTTAATGAAACTTTTAAAAAAGATATAAGTAAGTTTGTTTCTGAAAGTTCAGTTTCTGCAGAATTACCAGCAGGTGTTACACCCAGAAGATACGAACCTGAATGTGGTGTAAGTAAGCATAATGCTCGCATTCATAAAGAAAGTGCTCATGTAGATAAGTATAGTAATTTACCTTTCTCTTTTTCTAAACCTAATTTTGGTGAAGGTAAAAAGAAGAGCATAATTAAAGTATGTGGAAATTGTAATACAGAAGTTTATGTACATACGAATGCCGTTGGTGTTATTTGTAGAGCTTGTGGAAAATATGCCTCTTTAAAGGAGATACAAATTGACTGATGATATAAATACTACAAATTCTAGAGGGCGTGGTCGCCCTCTAGGGTTTAGACTTAGTGATACTAGCAAACAAGCCATTAGTGATTCTAAAAAAGGGCAGCATCATTCTGAATCAACTAAAGAAAAGATATCTAAAACTTTAATGCAATATTTTAGGGATATATACCCTTTATCTGATGAATTGTATACTCAATACAAAAATGAAATTAATAGTTCTATGGAAGTTAGAGAATGGTTTTACAGAGTAAAAGCAGATTATGATGACACCAGAGATATATGTACCGAACGGTCTCTAAATTCCAAGCGTTTCAGAGAAATATCTATAGAATATAATATAAGCATGGAAGACAATCCTAATTTAGTGATGATACTAAATAGCCCAGAAGATATATGTGATTTACGAGAACAATGCGAAGATAGTGATTTAGACTTTGACGTTGTGTGTAATGCATTAGGAGTTAAACTATAATATGGCTAGAACAGTAGGAAGACCGAAAAGCCCGCCTAAAGCAAGAGAAATCTTAACAGAAATTCTTCCAATAAAAGATATGTTTTCTGAGGAAGAACTACCTATATATTATGGTCTGATAGATATATACCTTAAAGATTTTGATGAAGAAGAACTTACATCAAGTGACATTGATGACATCATGATTTTAGCCAGTAATAAGATTATTGAAGTACGTTTGATGAAATCAAGTAAAGAAAAAGTCAGTGACCATTTAAATTACTCAAGTTCTTTGGAAAAGCTTAGAAAACAAAGTGACAAAATAAAAGATAACCTTTCATCTAGAAGAAAGGATAGAGTGGATTTAAATGAGTTTAAAGGTTTTTCAATAATTGACTTAGCTGTAGGTTTTGATGATGCTAAAAAATTAAAACTTGAAGCACAGGCTAGAAAAATGCGTGATGAACAAGTTGCTATAGAAGCTATACTTGAAGAAAGTACTTGTAAGGATGACATAGATTAATGTCTAAATTAACTAAAAATATGGATATTGTTTTACAACAAGGTCCAGAGCTAATAGAATTTTATAGGAATAATCCTTGTATTGCTGCTTATGAATTACTAGGAGTAGATTTGGCTCCTGTGCAACGTGTGGTATTTGAAGCTATGTGGTTTAAACCTTACATACTTTCTATAGCCACACGTGGTTTTGGTAAAACTTTCTTATCAGGTACACTTTCTGCCTTATTAGCTCTATTATACCCAGGATATAGAGTAGGTTTAATAGGTCCATCTTTTCGTCAAGCAAAAATGGTGTTTGCTGAAATTGAAAAGTTATATACAAATGCTCCAATTCTAAGAGCAGCTACAGAGAAAAGACCTATAAGAGGTTCTGATACTTGTTATTTAAAATTTAAATCTTCTAGTGGTTATAATGGTGCTTTTATTGAAGCACTTCCTTTAGGCGCAGACGGTGCTAAAATTCGTGGTTCTCGTTTTTACTGTGTTATTATAGATGAGTTCGCTCAAGTACCTTCAAAAATTATTGAAACTGTTTTAGCTCCAATGAGTATTACTAAGCTCGATCCTATGAAAAAGGTTAGAGAGTTAGAGCGGAGGAAAGCTTTAATAGAAGCTGGCCTAGCTTCAGAGGATGATTTTGAAGAGGACTCTATTAATAAAATGATAGGTACTTCTTCTGGTTATTATAAGTTTAATCACATGTACAAAAGAATGAGAGAATATTGGGCTCAGATAGAACAAGGTTCTCAAGACCATGCAGTTTTTCAAATACCCTACACAGTACTTCCTGATGGTTTCTTAGATCCAAAAAATATTGAAAATGCTGAAAGAGTAATGTCTAGCCATGAGTTTGCTATGGAGTATTTAGCTGCTATGGTTAGTGATTCTGAAGGATTTTTTAAAGCATCTGTTCTAGAAAAATGTACCACACTAGATCATTCTTTGGAATTGTCTGGGGACAAAGAAGCAAATTATATTATAGGTATTGACCCTAACCAAGGTGGTAAAGCTAAGTGTGGTGTTGTAATAATTAGATTAGGAAAGCCTAATAAAATTGTAAGGGTTCTAGCACTTGATGGTAAAACAACTCAAGATATAACAACAGCTTTGCAAGATTTATGTAATACATATAATGTAGTTAGAGTATTTATGGATAGAGGTGGTGGTGGTAAGTCTGTATCAGATTTACTAGCTGAAGGTTATAATAGTGCTGAGCCTATATTAAACATAAATGATAAAGATACTTTAAAGATTCAAGGTAAGCGTATATTGGACCTTATAACTTTTAGTACTTCATGGATAGCAGATGCTAACTTTGCTGCTCTTTCTTTATTTGAAGATACTAATTTAATGTTTCCACAAGAACCTTTAAATGCCATTGACGAAAAAGTACAAGACGTTGTTTATGGTAACTATGATCTTATAGAAGAATTAAAAAGGCAATGCTTAAATATTGTTGTCACACAAACTTCTGGTGGTGCACTACATTTTGATACACCTAAAAAAGGACAGAACAAAGACTTATATTCTGCTCTTATTTTAGCTTGTTATGGTATTAAGGCTTTGGAACATGAATTTACTGATGATACTTCTTCTAACGTTATTCATGCTACAGGTGGTTTAGTTAGAGGACGGAATGGTGGTAATTGGTCTAATACTTCTTCAAATATTGTATTATCTTCTGCTACTTTGTCTATGGCTGTTTTAAACAGGAAAAAATAAACTAACTACTACTATATTTAGATTGTTACTTTATAATAAACATTAGGAAAAACTATGAAAGAAGACACAGCTAAAAAAATAACATCTGATTTACAGGCGCGTTATCCAGATATTGGTATAAAATCAGTATCTGTTGACGAATCTTCTGGTACAACTACGTTTTTAGTTGAGCCTACTAAAAAATCCCTAGCTTTTTTAGATAACCCTCTTGTTCCACACACTTTTAAAGAGAAGGCATCTACACTCACAAGAGACTCTTTAGCTAGATCTTATTTAGATTTGGCAATGACTAAAGATGTGTATGATGAAGACCCAAAAATATTATATGATAAGGTGATGCGTTATTATTATACAGAACCTATTGTTGGGTCTGTTATAAATATTTTATCATCATTAGCTAGTAAGGGTTTTGAAAATGATATTGATGATGTTGATATAAAAAACTTTTTTGACACATGGGTTTTTGATGTAAATTTTGAAGAAGTAATAGATTGGATATTTTTAGAACTCTTTAAAACATCTCATGTTACTACTTATAAATATATAGCCAATTATGAACCTAGAATATCAACTATACAACCTGCAGGTAGTAAAAAATCTACAAAAACAAAATCCACTGGAAAGTTAGAAAACGCAGCTAAAAAGAAAATTTGGTCTAAAGGCCATTTACCAGTTGGCTATACAGTTTTAAACCCTTCCTTAGTTAACATTACAGGTAACCTATTATTTAATAATGTTTCAGTATCACTTACACCACCTAAAGAATTAGGGGATTTATTAAAAAAGAGTACTTCTGAGTTAACAGAAGATGAAAAAGCTCTTATTAAAGCTTTGCCTAGTGATTTAAAAAAAGCTGCTGAAGGTGGTGGTGATTATCAATTAGATTCAAGACTTGTTGGTAATATTACATACAAGAAACAACCTTATGAAAGATACGCAAGACCTAGAACATCTAGAGTTTTTGAAAGTATTGAATATAAAAAATCTTTAAGAAATGCTGATTTAAGTACTTTAGATGGTATTTCTAATTATATTTTAAAAATCACAGTTGGAAATGATGAGTTTCCTGTAACATCTCAGGAAGAATTAGAAGCTGTGGCTAAATTATTTGATACACCTAGTAAAAGTTTTGACGTTGTTTGGAATCATACTTTAAAAATTGAAAAAATTGTCAGTCCAGAAATTGATAAAATTTTAGGAAAGGCTAAATATGAGCAAGTAAATGATGATATCATGGGTGGTTTGTCTTTTACCAGGGCTTTACTTGATGCCACAGATGTAACAGCTGGTTCTGAGTGGGCTATTGGTGCCGTTAAAGAAGATATAGATTATGCTAGAAAACAAGTAACACGTTGGATATACAACGAATATAGACAGATAGCTGAAGCTATGGGTTTTGATAGATTTCCTAGAGTTCGTTGGGATGATAATATCCTTAGAAATGATATCTTGTATAAGAATGTTATTGCTTCTATGGTAGATAGAAGAATGATTTCTTACCAGACTGCTTTAGAGACTTTGGGTTTTGATTACACAAATGAATTAGGTAATATGCAAAATGAGTTACCATTAGTAATTGATGGGACGTTTGGTTTAAAAGGTAGTCCTTTTCAACAATCTACTTTATTACAAGAAACACAAAATGCTCCTCTAGGAACACCTTCTAACGGTAGGCCAACAGGGACAACAAATACTAAAACACCAGAAACAGATCCTAGTAAAATAGAGGCTAGTACTGATAGTTCTTTACATAGTATTGTTTCTAATATGTCAAAAGAAGACAGAGAGTTACTTATACAAGAAATATTAAAAATAAATAATAACATATAAGGAAACTATTATGAAATACAAATTTTATATGACAGCTAGTTTAAATTACGTTGAGGAGACAGAAGACTTGCATAAAGTTGCGGCGTCTGTAATACCGTTACCAGATATTAATAAACGGCAACCTGATTTAGCTTATTTTACAAGCAGATTTGTAAGTTCTGGTACAAATTTAAATAATGCTCATTTTATGGGTAGTGAATTAGTAAAAGCCAGAAATTCTGTAGTGGCTAAAGCTGTAGATGTAGAACATGCTGAAGATGATATTATAGGTCATATTTACGCTTGTGAATTTACAGACAAAAAAGGTGTTAAATTAGATGTAGCTACATTATCACAATTAGAAGCAGATAAATTAGACGCGCAAGATATGCATATTGAAATAGCTAGTGTCGTTTATAAAACACGTTTTCCTGCAATAGCCAATGAAATAAAAAGTGGTGACTGGAAAGTTTCTATGGAGGCTTACTATACTTCTTACGATGTATTAGTTGGTAGCACTTTAATGACAGCAGAAGAAGCACAATTGATGGGGTTTGACGTAGCTAATGAATCATTATATGGTAAGGCAGCTAAAATTGTTAAATCAGGTGAAGTAGTTGACCAAGGTGTTATTGCTAAAGTTTTACGGGGTATATGTTTTTCTGGTGTCGGTATTGTAAAAAATCCAGCTAATAAACCCTCTATTGTTTTTGAAGCTACTGCTGGGGTAGATGAAATTTTAGACGCTAAAGACACTATTATGTTTGATTATGCAAAACTTAATGATACTAATAATGTAACCTCTACTAATGTAGATGTGAAAGTAACAGCAGCAGATGATTCTCCTGGGATTTGTGTTTACTATGATAAAGAAAGTGTGGATTCCACATTTAAGGATCAAGATTCAACTGTGTTAAATACTAATTGGTGTAGCAAATTTAGCACATCTTGTACAAGTACTGGTGATTACACAAGCTCTGTTTGTTTAGCTAAAGTTTATACTGAAGATTATTTAAAAGAATTTATAACAGAGGTTGCTACTAATAAACTAAATCAATTACAAAAGAATAAAGAAGTTGATAGATTGGTTGATATGATCAACGAGTTGATTAAAAAATAAGTGTATTTGGATATGGAAAGGATTTACTAAAAAACTTTAGGTTAGTTACTTATAAAATTTATTTTAGATTTTAAATTAGGAGGAATATAATGGATGACAAGTTAACAGATCAGATCGAAAAAGTCGTTACAGCTATCTTCGCTAGTAAAGAAGAAGATACTAAACGCAAGAAAACAGAAGATGCTCTACAT